CTTTTCAATACGCAGATAGCCAAAATACTACACAAACATTTAATAGTTCAAACTACATTGTAGATACATTTGAAAAACCCGCAAGGCTATCATTAGCCTACGGTAAAACGTGGCCCACATTGTATGGTAATATTAATGATGTTACCATTACCTATACGGCTGGATATGGTTCTGATGCTTCATCAGTGCCAGGGCAAATAAAGCAAGCTATTTTATTAATGATTACAGATGCGTACGATAATAGGCAAGATTACGTCAAGAAATTACCTACAGCATCTGAATATTTATTAGACCAATATCGCGTACAATTATTTTAATGAAGTACAACAAAAACGAAGTTACGGGCAAAATGAGGGATAGGATTATCCTTCAAAATGTTAACCGGTCACGGAGTTTAACGGGTTTCGCTTCCGAAAGTTGGGCAGATGTTGCGACTATTTGGGCATTTGCAGAAAGCAAGTTGCCAGGATCAAATGAGACAATTATTGAAGGTAAAAATACTGCAAAGAATATTTGTGATTTTACCATCCGTTATAATTCATCCATCACCGAGGAATCTCGTGTAGTTTGGGGAGATAAATTATATCAAGTTAAAAATTTAAAGGTTAGTCACGATAGAAGGTTTATTTCATTTACGGGAGTGTTTTATGATAGTTACATACTTACCGGTGTTAACGTCGCAGCTTCGGTTAATGGTATCGCCACAACGTCGGCAAATCTTAAATTAATAATGTCCGTTATTGGACAGGCAAATGCTATTGCATCATCTTTTGCAGACCTAACAGTTTTCCAACAAGGTACTGTTGATGTTGCTGCTTCGGTTAATGCTTTAGGTACATCTACGGCAAATCTTACAAAAGTTATAAATATTGATAGCGCGGTTGATACTACGGCAAATATTAGCGCACCTTTAATTATTTCAAAAAATATAGAATCAAGTGTTGATGCTACTGCAACAAGTACAGGCGATGTTCAACTTGTTAAATTACTTTCTGCTTTGGTCGATGCTAATGCAACGGCAACAAGTATTTTGGATGTTGTAACACAGGGTATTGTGTTGGTAGATGCTTTGGTAAACGCAACGGGTGAAATTACGGCAAACCTAACAAGAATAGTCACATTAGAAAGTAGTTCAACAACTACAGCCGAAACAAGTGCAACGGCTATTCTTACAAAAGTTTTAGAAGCAAGTGCTACGGCTTCGGCTGAAACCAACGCAGCCGCACAAATTACTATACCTGTTAACGCTTCGGCAACGGCTACGGCTGAAACATCTGCAACGGCTCAATTAACCTATACAGTCAATGCGTCTGCCGATGCTACGGCTTTAACAAGTGCCGATGCACAAATTGTAAGAATTATATCTGCAAGTGCTACGGCAATGGCTGAAAGTTCTGCTGAAGCTTCATTTGGTGTTACTTTTATAGCAAGTGTTAATGGCACTGCAACGGTTACGAATGCAACTATAGCAAGAACGGCAACATTAGCGGCAAGTGTAACAGGACAAGGAACAACGGCTGCGGCAATAACTACGGTTGACAATGTAGCGGCAAGTGTAACAGGAACGGCAACGGTTACTGCTGAATTAACTGCGGCTGCGCCTACAGTATCAGTTGATTACCTTGTAGTTGCTGGTGGTGGTGCTGGTGGTGCTGCTGGTGGTGGTAATGGTGGCGGTGGTGGTGCTGGTGGTTATAGGAAATTTACAGGTCAAACAATAAATAAAAACTTTGCTTATACGATTACAGTTGGTGGTGGTCAAGCAAGTAGTAGTACTAATGGAAATGATTCAGTGTTTATAAACACTGCATTAGGCGGTGGAGGTGGTGGTAATTATGGTGTTAATGGCAAAGCTGGTGGCTCAGGTGGTGGTGCTGGTGGTGATGAGACTACTTCAAGAACTGGTGGTAGTGCATCAAGTCCAACTCAAGGAAATGTTGGTGGAAATAATGGAGTTGGATATTATTATGCTGGTGGCGGAGGTGGTGGTTCATCTTCCGTAGGGTTAGCTGGAACTGGAAGAACACAAGCTCAAGGTTCTGCAGGTTGCGTCGGAGGTAATGGCGGTGGAGCGACGTCTGATAGTATAACAGGTACATCAGTAGCAAGGGCGGCTGGTGGCGGAGGTGCTGGATTTGGCGCTGGTGGTTCTGGAGTTAGCGGTGTATCTGGAAACGGTGTTACCACAGGTACTGGTGGTGCTGGAACTGCAGAAAAAGGAGGCGGTGGCGGTGGAGGTTTTACGGCTGGTGGTTCTGGTGGTTCTGGTGTTGTAATAATAAAAATACCTGATAGTATTACAGCTACATTTACTGGTGGTGTTACTCAATCATCTGTAACTGCTGGTGGATATAAAACAATAACAGTAATAGCAACAACAACAACTTCTGAAACTGTAACCTTTAGTTAATATGGCACATTTTGTTAAATTAAACGCTGAAAATTATGTCATCTTTGTAACTGTTGCAAGGGATGAAGATGAAAATAGGGAAGTTGAAATTAGCCAAGAAACAGGCGAAATTTACAAGAGAACCTCATACAACACTCGTGGCGGCATTCATTACCAAGCCGACAACAATACACCAAGCCTTGACCAAAGTAAAGCGTTTAGAAAAAATTATGCAGGAATTGGATATTATTATGATGAAATAAGAGATGCTTTTATCCCTCCTAAACCTTTTCCATCATGGACATTAGACGAATTTAGTTGCTTATGGCAACCACCTATACCTTATCCAAATGATGGCAAAATGTACACATGGAATGAAGGGATTTTAAATTGGCAAGAAATAAATTTTTAACGTTAAAACTATAAATCATGGCAGCTTTTTCAAATTACATGGAGGATGCAATTACAGCCTGGATAAACGGAACAACATTTCCAAGTGCTCCGACAAATACTTATGTTCAGTTGTATAGTCAAGACCCAACCGATGCAGGTTCCGCTACAGGTGCATTGTATACACGTGTAACCTACGCAGCGAGTGGATGGACACGGGGCACAGGTGGCGCAGGAACATTGTCAAACACAAATGCAATAACCATGCAATCAAGCGCAGGAAGTGCGGCAACGGCTTCACATTTTGCGGTATTTGATGCTGCTACAAGTGGTAATCTTTTATTTTACGGTGCTTTATCAGCATCGAAAAGTATTGCAATAGGTGATGAAGTAAAGTTTAACGCTTTGCAGCTTACTTTAACAGTAGCTTAAAAACATTCCTGCCCTGAAATATGGGCAGGATAAAAATAATACAATGGGATATTTATCAGCTAAACAAATTAATCACCTTAAAGACCTGCAAAAATCTAATTATGCAGGTAGGCGAAGCTTTCAGGGAATGAGCTTAAGAATAGTTGGTTTAGCCGATGCGGTTATAGAGTTTGCAGAGTTGATGGAACAATGTACATTAAAAGAGCAAAGTAGGGTTATTGATTCAGCCACTCCCATTGCATTAGAAGTTTACAGGTCTTTAGTTCCCGTAAGTAGTAAGCCGCACCGTATTTCTACCAATCCTTTCAAAAATAAAAAGATGCAAGGATGGGAAGAAAACGATCGCGCTTCAATGTGGGTACAACCGGGCAATCTAAGAAAGTCTATTATTGATTTGTCTAAAAACCTTGTATCGTACAAAAGGGCGGTTGGTGCTATTGGTCCATTGTACAAAAGAAATACAATGAATAGAGGCATTAATAGCAGTGAAGGAACGAATGGATTTTACGCTCACATGGTATTTGGAAGTACGCGAGCATGGTACAATAAAATAGTAGTGAAGGCAAGAAATTTAAGTAGGGAAAAAGTTATTAAGACCATGCGAGATGAATGTATTTTCATAATGCAAGAAAGGCCTAAAAAATTCTGGCAAGTATCATGATAGGAAAATTAATATACAGTAGATTATCCACTGACGGTGAAATATTGGCTTATGTTGGTAGTAAGATATATCCTGACATTGTGCCTCAAAATGTACAATATCCATTTGTGGTATATACTATTGTAAATAGCCTTCCCGTTGATTTTAAAGATGGTCAAAGTAACCTTGAGGAAATTACACTACAAGTAGATGTTTATACGCAAAACTACGACGATACGCAAGAATTATCTAACCTTATTAGGAATAGATTAGACAGATTTGTTGGTACAGTTGAAGGTGTTGAGGTGCAAAGTATAAAGTATATGTCAGCTACATCGCAAGTGTTTAATGCTGAATTATCCGTATATTGGATGAGTATTGATTTTATGGTAAAAATGAAAAGATGAAATTAAGACTTTTAAAAGAATGGAATGGAAAAGAGCCGGGTAAGGTGGGCGTTTTTCTTTCTGAATATGGGGAACAAATGATAAAAGATGGCATTGCAGAACTACTTGATGAATCTTTTGTCGTTGAACAAATGCCACAGAAAGAGCAAGTTCAGCAAGACCCAATCTATATTCCTATTCCAGTGCCTAACTCATATTTTAGTGACGAGGCAGATGAAGAAAAAATTACTAAACAAAAAAAATAAATAAACATGGCACCTACTGGCATTATTAATGGTACGTT